CTTCTCCGCGCAGTCCTCAGATCATTACCGGAGCGCATTTCGAGACCGGCACGCTCATAGGCCTCCTCGACTATCTCCGTAATGTCCGGATTAAAAATGTAAGTATCACTAATCGCCACTTGTCACCTACCCGCTAACGTATCTCAGCAAAAGCCCCATCAAAGAAAAAAGGCCAACCCCGATAGCAACTATCGTCGTCAGCCTTGTCTGTAATTTTGCGTGATCCATTTTTATCCTCTCCTGCTCCTCGGATATAAACGTCACGATTTGTCTTAAATTCCTGTGGTCATGCCTGACTTCCTTCAGCTCCTGCAAGGCAGCACCAATCTCTCGTTCAGTGAACCTCCCGTCAGGGGTCACCTCTCCTCTATCGCTCTAAGTATCTCTACGGAGGCTTGCCGCTGCTCGGTACGAAGCTCCCTTATCTCCACCTTCAGCTCGTCTAGTAAATTCGAGTTATGCTCCCCGATTGTCGCAATGATGCTGGTCTTCACCTCTAGGTCGGAAACTCTGGAAACATGAGCAGCCTGCGCGTGCTTCGGCTCGCTCGCGTGAGATGTTAGCAGAAGTACACATCCGCCGACTACACTGGACATCAACGTGAACACAGTCCAGAAAGTAGTCTGACCGACAGGCTCCATACTATTCTGGACCCCCACCTTCATAGTAAATATTAAACCTACTATAGCTACCCTTCGCACGCCTTAGCTCGTCGTCAAGCCCCCACTCCGTGTCGAGATATATACCGGAGTCAAACAATATATAGCTACTTCCGAACATAAAAGACACGGGAATAAGCGGCCCCCAGCTATTGGTAAAACCAACCGGTGGATTGAACCTGAACAGCAGATCCCCGGAACTCCCCCCGTTCCTTAAATCGAAGACGTTAACAGCCGCGTCGTAGGAGGCTGATACCGAGGCAAATCGTCTCCCCGGGCCAGTGGTCCCAGAAAATATAGAAATAGTGACACCAAGCAATTTGCAGCGACCATCAACGAGTAAGCGTTTGTCGTATTCCAAGTCTCCGCTAACAAAACTACTGGCCTCTTTGGCCACATTGTCACTACTAACAACCCTCATTACACCCCTTCACCGCCTTCAAAAAACAAGGTCACGCCCATATCTCTTTCATTCATGAATACCCAAATGCCCTCCTCGAATAACATCCCATCCCCGGGGAGGTCAAGAACAACGGGTGCCTCGTAGGGATAGTACCCGACATCGGTCTGCATACTGTTGTACAACTTCAGGACTATATCTTCTGCGGCATAGCCGGGCTTATCGTAAAGCCAAATCTCGGAGTAGAGGAGGGCATTGGTGGCGGCCACATCATCTGCCGGGACGGTCACGGGCGTTCCGGGCATGGGCACAATCGTCGAAAAGAGACGAGTTCTTCCACTCACAGCTTGAACCTTGTATGGTGCGCTGGCCGGTCTGGTCGCGTAGATACATTTTAGACTATGCAACTTACGGCCTCGTTCCGATGTAGAAGACTTCCAAACGGACACCGTTGAGGGGGTTCCGCTGGGAGGCGGAGGGCGGACTCGGACCAGATACTCGAAGGGTCGAATCGACGCTCATGCCATCCTCAAAAAGAACATACCCGTCAGTATCCATCAGCATCATAGACGAAGTGGTATTCCATCCCCACTTGCCAGCGAAGGGAATCTCCATCCTCTTGTCCGAAATTATATCGAATTCACTAAGCAGGGACTGATCCGTATTATAAAATAGAATTACCCCGTCAGGGTAATTGGAATTACCTGTTACTCCGTAGGGTTGCGCGGTAATCTTTAGGCCAAGAAGTTTAATACGCCCAGGTACGCTGTAGTCCGCCCTGTACACATTCCCATCATCGGATGGTCTCGCGGAACCAAACGTCCGTCCCACATCGCCGCCAAGTTCAAAAGCACTTATATCCATTACAGCAGACTCCTACCGTCCTCATACAGGAGGGTGATGGCACTGTATGGGAAGTAAGTAGTCGAGCCAGTTGGATGATCAACATTCAAGTCGGCCCATAACCCGTTGGGAAAAAGAACCCCGCCCGAACCAAGACCAATTCTGGCACTACGATTTACGTATCTCGTCAGCGTAAACGGCAACTTCAGGAGAACGTCACCAGACACAGACCCATCCCTGAACTCCATCGGAAAGTTGCTGCTCCCATCATTGTAGCGGTTCACGGTGTTCCCCTCGTCGTCCGTATGTTGGTGCATTCTCCCTTCCACCGCCCAAACGTATCTCAGCAAAACCCTCCCGGGTATCGAAAATGGATCAGTACCTTGGGCATTATAGGTTTTGGAAAAGCAAGTAAGGGAAAGCGAACTGTCCATAACTATGACGGATCCCCTCCTTGGTAAATTATTGTCAGCTTGCTGAACGCCTTACCGGGAGGACCACCAGAGACGCTTTCGGGGTAGGATTCTTGATCGACATTAAAGTACAGCCCATCGGCAAACCTCATTCCGTTGCCCGGGATCTCTACACATAGATTCCCATCATCGGACAAGGGGGAGGAGGCTATGTTTTGGCCGCAACCCGCCACGCTCCAAACAACAGGCGCAGTGACACTGCCACCCCTGAAGTCCAGGAAACCAGAATACATCTTCTCATCAACAGCAAGGCTATTGCCGGTTGGAAGCTGTCTCGCCGCCCCAATGAACGCACGCAGGTAAACTGCCCCAGGTATAGTCACTGGGCCGTCACCAGTCTCCCTGAATAGATATCTACCGGGTTCGTATCTCAAGGCACACCTTCAATGTAAAGGGGCACCCGAAGGTGCCCCAGGTGGATTAGTAATTTCCGGTATCGTAGGGATAGGTAATGCCAGGTCGGCTCAATCCGCTGACAACGTAATCAACCGCCATATCCATTTCAAAGCCCGCCGGTCCATTTAGATACTCGAAAGTAATCGCGTAAACCTCCGTAGAATCCATCGGCATCGTATCGGTGATCGTTTCTGACTTACTTCCATTGACAAAGAAGTCGGTCTTGCCGGTTCCCGCCGAGGCGTCGATCCATCTCGTTCGGAACCCAAGCGTGTACCAGACATAAGTTCCTTGGGTATAAGAATCGACTGCCGCGATGTCGTCCAGTACGTTGACACCCGTGTCCGTAGAAGACGTAATCGCAGCGTTCGTTGAGAACACTCCAAGCGTCCCGTCTTCCGCAACATGGAAGCCGGTCCCTCCGCCTGCAAGGATATCTAGATCCCCATTTCCTGGAGTCATCAGTGCTACATCAGCTGTAATCCAACCGAAACATGCCTTCCCTTTCCAAACTGAGGTCTCACTTGAGAACCCAACCCTGAACTTCATGATCATCTCACGATTATCCATAAGAGTAGGCGTAGAGGTGATCGAACTCAAGAACTTGAGTTGGGGTGAGGCTATAGATCCACCACTCGGTGCCGCCTTGTAGGCAATCTGAGTACCGTCGTCATTCCCCTCCCCCGGATCCAGGAGGAGAAACCCCGTCGCAGCGTCAACTACTTCGGTGGGACTCGATGCCGTGCCTATGTCCGTGACTGTAAAGCCAGCACCATCAAGTTTGGTATTTGCAACCGGGTAATCAAAATCCTCAACCTGAAGCTGATACGGACTCCGAATGGCATCAACGGTCGCTAGCGCCGCGTCATCAAAGAGACCATTGTCAGAACTGTTGTTCCCCAAAAGGGGACCTTGAAAATGTGTTCCAGTAGTTCTATTACTCATTGTTTTATCCTAACTGGCCCGAATGGGCTGGCCCCTTTGGGGCTGGTTTAGATAAAAGGCGGGGACCCGAAGGCCCCCGCCAGTTTGTTACGCTAGGTTGCCACTTCCGAAGATACCGAGGTAATCCGAGACGCCGAAGGAATATCGTTCCCTCGCCTTGTATCGGACATTGCCGGTATCGAAGTCACCGTCCATCCCCGTCGCAAGGGGAGTACGCTGGAACATCTTCAAGCCATTCGGCACATCGGTGATGAGGAACCATTCCTTCTTGTTCGCGGTCGTGATGTAGTGATTGACCGAGTAACCTTCAGGAATTACACCGTTGGTACGAAGTGCATTGGTGTCGTTGTCCGCAGTCCCGGGACGGAGTTCCGTCTCAAGAACACGGGTGGCAACGAACTGGTTGTACGGAGCGCAGATCAGCTTACGCGGNCGAGCCGCAATAAGAAGACCACGATCATCCGTGAACGCCGCAATGTCGATAACGGCCTGCTCCAGTGATGTCTCGTTCAGGTCTGNCGCAGTGGTCAGAACATTGGAGACATTTCCTCCANCCACAGTGGCGTGGGTCGTGGCGCAAAGCGCAACGCCATCACCGGCAGTGAACGCACTGAACGCATTGTTCAACGGGAAGGCCGCCTTGACCTGCTTCGTATGTGCCATTGAGCGGGCGAGCGCCTTGGTATAGCGGGCCGAGAGCGAATCGTAAAGATTGTCCTCAACTGCTTCCTCGGTAATCGAGAATCCCATCGCAATGGTTTCGTGATTGTAACGAGCCGTGAAATGCTCCTGTGCGGTGTCATACGAGATCGAAGATCCCTCAGACTTCACAGGCGCAGCTCCGAAGCCGGACAACTTGACCTCTTCCTCGAATGCTCGATCCGAAGATTCAGTCTCGTATACAGCTTCGTGCTCGTTTTCGTACTTCTGGTACTCCAATCCAAACAGGGCATTCAACCCGGGAAGGAGTTCCTTCATCATTTGTGCGCGTGAAATCGCCATGATTTATTTACTCCTTTCCTTAGATGCCGGTAACAGACAGGTAACGGTTGATTGAGGATTCAAGAATCACCAAGCCATAGCTATAGGTCGTAGCCCGCACCGCAGTGATCGGACTATCCGAACCATCGGCATCGGTTAGCCCGATGAGCTTGAGTTGGGCAACCGTCGTTGCTCCGCCAGTACCGGAGTCAAGACACATACCACTCAAGCCAGAGGCGGTACTTCCGCCGTTGTACTCAATATCAAAGTTCCTGCCAATTTCGACACGGGTAAACGTATCAACATTGGCATCGCCGTTCGCAATACGGATCCTGTACACCTGGAGCGGATTCGTAATGAGGTGGGCAATGGTACTTCCATTCGTGATTGTCGAGTTATACGTGTTGGAGAATTTTGTGTCACCGTTATTATCTACATACTGGCAACCCTGAAAAACCCCAACCGTTACTGTGTCCGTTACAGCAGTGGAGGGTTGAATTTCTCCATTCGCATCAATTAGACAGAGATCGCCTTGGAAATAATCAGCGCTCTCTGAAGCCTTGATGAAGAACTGCTGTGTGCCGGAAGAGTCTGTCGCTCCGCCAAGCATATTAGAGTGGGGAATAAGCCCCCCCTTTGTAGCAGCCATTTGGCTATCTCCTTAAAAGAAGATTAGCGATATCCATGTGTGGTACTTCCACCATTAGTTATCGCCAAACGTGACCCGCGTCCTCCGCTCGGGTTTATTGAGCGGCATACGCGGATCTTGCTCTCTGAAGTAGTTTCGGTCCAGGGCCTCCGTCTGACTGTCCACTTCCCTCTGTGCCAACTCCTCGAACTTCTCGCCAATTTCCTTGGGCCTCGCGCAAAGCAAGAGACCCCCGATAACAACATTGTCGGGATACTGGCTGCCTCGGTCTGAGACAACCATCAGTTCGGGGTAATCACTGGACAGTACGGGTTCCCATCCGTCACGAAGAGCCTGGGAGACGTTGATGTTGTCTGCCTCTCCTCGGGAAGATGCCCGTACATACCTGTGCTCCAATCCCTCTCTGGGACTGGGTTGGGGAAGAAGGGGTGACGGTTTCCACGGAGTCTCCCGAACTTCACTATCGCGTGTTTCACTTTCTCTGGGTGCGCGTTCTTCAGCCATGCTAGTTCTCTTTCATGAGTTGTTTGGCGTACTGTTCTGGCGAAATACCCAGGCGCTTCGCGAGTGTCACCTGAGTGGAGGTTAGCTGTACTTTGCGAGGGTTCCCACCCACCCTTCGGGCGGGGGCAACAACCGTCGTCATCCGTTGGCCACCAGCAGGATCCTCCGTTCCTTGGCCATCGAATACCTGGGGGAAAACCTCCCCCATCCTGTCGTCTATCTTTTCGTAATATTCATCCGTTCGGGGATCAGCACCTTCATTTACTAGGCGTTCGTGAACACCGTAAGCAAACTGGGTCCTCTCTGGATCCTTCCCGAACCATTCATTCTTGGCCATCCATGTAGCCAACTTAGGATCAACCGGCTGCTTCCTTGTCGCCTGTTGTTGCGCTGCCTGTTGCTGCATCGCATATCTTTGGCGCATAGCCTGTTGCTGTGCTGCCTGTTGTCGCATGGCCTGCTGCTGCACGGCCTGTTGGTTCTGCCCCTCGACAACGGGCTGGTATTTCTCTGCCTGATCTCTTTCGAGAACAGATCTGCTCAATTCCTCTTGGGCTTCTACAATCGAATCGGTGTCACCCGACTCGTAAGCCTTTCTGTACTTCTCTTTAGCAGAAGAGAGTTCACTATCCGTTCGTGAATGAATCTCCGACAAGAGAACCTTCTCTCCCCTCTCAAGGATCGAGCGAAGTTCTCTGTTCTGGTGATCTACTTGCTGCGCATACCGGACGGCTTCCTCCTGCATCCGAACCGCAGTTTCCTTGTTTCTTCGTTCTTCGTGGTACTCATACTTCAGTCTGGAGATTCTCTTGCCTGCCCGACCACCGACATCATCTATCTCATCGTCGGAAGAACTCCTATCTTCGTCCCTAGCGGGAACCTGATCCTCTGCGGGCCGGTCGTCTACAACGCTAACCTCAACGTCGGCGTCGGCAACGTGCTCTGTCATCGTATTTCCGAGAAGGTCGTCCAAAGGCGCACTCATGCTCTAACTACCCCCATAGGGTTATCGACAACCGCCTCAACGGAGTCATCGTTGATTATGCGAAACTCTTGACCGTGTACGCGGATGCGTGTGCCCGAATAAGCGCGCATTACGATCCAGTCCCCCTCCTCGCACCAAGGTCCATTGGGGAACCTTTTATTATCAGCATAAGCCTCTGGGCCGACCTTCATTACATACCCAACGATAGTTGCGACGGTCTCTGCGTCACGCCTCTCGTCGGGTACAAAGATACCCCCCTCTGTTTTCTCGTTTACTTCAGGGAGGGCGATGAGCAACCTATATCCCGAAGGATCCGGCATCTTTGATGCCGGTACTGGTTCCTCGTCGCTGTACTGAATCTCTCCAGACACCGATATTCTCCTTTTGCAGAGGCATTTATGGGTGCCTCAGGTCCCCGTTGCGCCCGTTTGGGCGAATCTACTCGTTGAATCCAGCGTCGTCGTTAAGGCTGGAAGCAATGTCTTTCATCTCACGTTCCGCCATGGAGAGTCCCTCAATTGTCCCACAAGCCTTCTGGTAGGACGCATAGTCACTCAATGATCCATTGGCAACGTGCTCTATGTACTGAATTCGCAACTCGGAGATCCTGGATAGNAAAGAGTCTATAACTGGATCCAACTACATCCCCCTATTTCGTGCCAGCTCTTTCTCAATGTCCATAATCTTCTCAACTAGCCTGGAGCCAATCCTTGCACCCTCTGCTTTCTCTACCCGCATCATCTGTTCCGCCGACAGCATCAGCTCGGAGAGCTTCATACCCATCTCGGCGCTCATTCTCGCCTCCTCGGCAGTCAGCTCGCCATCCCTGGCCTTCGCATCCATCAGTGTCTTGACGATGGTGACCCCGGCGTTGCCTTCGGCGACACGTTCGACGGATTCAATCTTGGCCCTATCAATTTCGCTCTTGTCCTGGGCCTTCTGCTGCTCAAGTGCAAGCCTCGCCTGCTGATCGGCAATCTTCGACTCGACCTCGGCCTTGCGAATCTCAAGCTCTTCCTTGCGCATCTGAACAATGGGATCTTCGGCCTGCTCCTGCGCCTCTTCCTCGGCATTGTCCGCCCGCCGGGCTTCGAGGAGCCTTTCGGCGGCCTGACCGACCAGCCTGGACAAACCGTCCTCCAATTCCTTGGGAAGGGGCTCATCGGGCGGCGGAAGCTCCACTCCCATGTGTTCCTGTATCTGATTCCTGTAATCAAAGGCAAGATGCTCGGCAACATGCGCCATTAGGGCAGCATGTACCGATTGAGCGTTCGGATCGTTCTCAAGGAGCTTGATCACCTTCGGATCTTCGGCAGCCGCCATGTGCGTGGTGATGTGTGCGTCATGATCCTGCCACAGGTACGCCTTGACGGGCTTACTTGTCAGCAGGTCCATATTTTCCGCAACCGGATCGCGTGGGGCTATCTCGTCCTCAAGGGGAACGACCTTATCCGTCTCCCTGATGCCAAGAACCTCAAGCATCTGCCGATGGAGGACCGGGAGGTCGTAAATCTGCGGATTCGACTCGGCGAGTTGCAGTGCTGCCTGGTATTGCATGATTCTCTGCGCCATCGTCGAGGAATTCGGGTCCGAGACCGGAAGAACGTCGATGCGATCATCGAAATCCTCCCCCTTCATCGTCTCGTCGCCCTCTAGGTCGTATGGGTACTCCATCGGGGCGTTATCACGGACAATTCCTTCGAGAATCTTGAACTCTTCCTTCATTGAGGAGTGAAGTCGCGACTGAATCGCCGCCATGACCTTCATTGAGCGTTCAAGGAGCGCCAAAGTCGTCCCGACCGGCGCTTGGTTGCTCATATCGCTGATTTTGAGGTCCGTGAGGGAGGCAAAGCGCCTTCCCTCTTCAACGATGTTGCCGAGGAGCTGAAAAAGGACAGAAGACGGCTCTTTGTAAGGCAAGAATGTGATGTTGTCGCGAATTGCGCCGCCCGGAACGTCTACGTCGCGGAANTCTCCCGGGGAAATCGGGGAATCTTCGCCGCGAATCCTCAACCCGCGAGATTTTAGCCCTCCGGGAAGATTTGAAAGCGTTCCGGCATCGACAAGTTGCCTCAAAACCGAAGTTGCCGACTTCGCCAGGCCACCAATCATGTGAATCAGCCCAAAACCATAGAACCCGAGGCCAGGAATGTACTCGTAGTGGACAAAGTGACGCCTCTTCAGCCTCGCGGGGTCGCTCTCCACCCAATTTCTGCGCACGGAGAGGACTTTTCTTGAGCTTATGTCGATGGTCACCACATAGGGGAGAGCAACACCGGTTTCCTCACCACCATTTGAGTCCTCGAAGCCCGCCAAGTCAATGTCGGAGTGGACCTCAAGCAGGGTGTGGCGGTGATCGAANTCATAGGACGGCTCTTCACCCGTGATCTCATCGTACTTCTTCTTTATATCGTCGGGATCCGGGGCCGGGTCACCCAATTCTATGTCTGAATAGAACCCGCTTACCTGCATCTTGCGAACATCGTTCGCGCTTCGCTTCATCACATGGGTGATTCGGTCCGCCGTCTCAAGCGACGGGGCACCATACGACACAACGATGTCTTCCGAGGGGACAAACATGGCGCTCGGTCGTTCCAGCGTGGGATCCCAGTAGACTTTCCTGAACGCAGACCCCGCAAGCGGTAGACTGAAGAGCATCTTCTCTGTCTCTGAGCGATACTCTTCCATCACCTCGGTGACTAGATAGTTTAGATACCCCTCTATCCTCTGGGCCTGCTTTAGCTTCTCATCTGTAGTGCGACCAATGATCTTTGTCCGGACCGGACCGCCGGATGGAAATATTTCACTGATCGCCTGGCTCTGAAACCTGACCACTGCCTCGGCAAGGATCGGGTGGGTCACACCGCAGGCACCCTCCCAGGGTGAGGTTCGCTCCTCAATCTTGAGGCCAAGCTGGTTCAGGCCCTTGATGTAGGTCTCTTCCCAATCCTTCCTGCTCGACCTGTCCGAACTGTAGGCGGCCATGAGGTCGGAAGAGAGCTTCTCGATGTCGCCCTCCTCCATGTGTTCAGCAAGGTTTGCATCGAAGGGAACATTCCCCTCCGCCTCCTGCCCGCCAGTGAAGTCGATGACCATCCCACCATCGGGAGTGTCCATCGAGACAGCCTCCGGATTGATGATCTCAATCTCAATCTCTTCCTCGATGTCGGAAGCACCCATCGGCGCTTCTGTCATTGCCTTCTCAATAACCAACTTTAGTACCCACCGAAGCCGCTAGTTCCGGTATAGGGAGCGGGAAGCGGGCCTATGTTGCCCAGTATATTCCCCATGGGAGTCATCCCTCTTAGGGGGTTGGGGGGAACGGTGGGAGTTCCAAAGATGTCACCCGAGTTCACAGGTGCTCCCTGATATCCGACTGTTCCAAGTGACGCCGCCTGCGGAGCAGTCCGGGGGAATGGGGAGGGGTTGGGGCTGAACGGGACGGGATCGCCCCCTTCTGGCATGGGATTGAAGCGCCATTCATCGAACTGTGGCAACTGAGGCCGACCGTACAGGTTCTGGGGCTGATTGGAGTAGGGCATCCCAAACCCCGGTCGGATATCAGCGTCGTCTACCCACTCCGGAAGCGCCTGATAGTCGCTTCCGCCATACCACTCCGAAGGGTCCGGAGTGGGCCACGGGTTCAAGGGGTCCAAGTAGCCTTCCCCGATGGGATATCCTGGTCGCTGGGGAAAAGTCCGGTTGGGCGCCGCACGCGGAGGACCAGAGAGATCACCAGAGTTCACAGGTGCTCCCCGATATCCGAGATCCAGGCCAGAGTAGTCCGGAGCGGGGGGAGCAAAGATG